AAACGAAGTTAAAAAAGTAATAGATAATTTATAAGATATGGATATACCAAGTTTATTTATGATCCCCTCAGCAGTTAGTTCTGGCAAAGTACATTCTGTATTTCCTAACTCAACGGATGCTGATTTTGACTTTAATAGAGATTCTTCAGCTACAAGAGTAAATAGTCAAGGACTTATAGAAACTGTTGGGTACTTTGGTAGTGAATTAGTTACTAATGGGGATTTTAGTAGTGGTAGTTCTGGTTGGACTATAAGCAGCACAGCACCTGAATTAAGGGGCAATAGCTTTCTTTTCAATAGTAGTAGTAATTTTATATTTAGGTCTTGGTCTAATGTATCAGGTAGAACATATAGGATTAATTTTCAAGGCACAGGTAATTTAAGATATAGAACAGGTTTTTCAGGTAGTGATGGAACAATAAATGCAATATCCTTACCAACAATAGTTGAGTTTGAAGCAACCTCTAACACAAATAGAATACAAATATATGGTGCAAATTTAGGTTTTCCTGCTACAGGTGTTCTTGATTCTGTATCAATTAAGGAAGTAACAGGCGACAGAGCAAGATTAAATTATGAAATAGAGGGAGGTTTAGTAAACACAAAGCCATCACTTTTATTAGAGCCACAAAGCACAAACAAATTAACTACATCTAACGACTTTTCTTCTTATTCTAAAAGTGGTACAATAACAGTAACATCTAATTATGGGATAAGTCCAACAGGCGAAAGAAACAGCACAAGAGTACAGTTTGGGGGAAGTAATAATTCTTTCTATAAATTAAGTGTGCATAGTGGTAACACCGAATCTAATTCCATTTATATTAAAGGTATAAGTGGAGAAACCATAAAATTTGGTAAAGGAACAACTGTAAACGCAGGTAGTACTTTTACTTTAAACGGAGAGTGGCAAAGAATACAACATCAATCTACAACAGGTAATCAGTTTGCTATAAATACTTATTCAAGTGTAACAGCAAGGGATATAGAAATATTTGGCGCACAGATAGAGGAGAAATCATACGCAACAAGCTACATACCAACAAACGGAAGCACACAAACAAGAGCAGCAGAAACCTGTAATGGTGCAGGTACATCTTCTATCCTACCAAGTGAGGAGGGAATATTATATGTTGAAGCTAAAGCATTAGTTGATGGTTTATCGGCAAGAGAAATAAGTTTGTCAAGTGGTAGTTCAAGTAACGCTATTAGATTAAGATATTCTTCAGATGTAAGTAGATTTCAGGCGTTTATGAGAAGTGGTGGAGGAACAATACAAGCTCTATCAAGGTCTGCAAAACCTCAAGATGTATATAGAAAAATAGCAATAGAATATAATTCAACAGAATTTGCTATGTGGATAGATGGAACAAAAGAAGCAACTGTTGCAACTACAAGCACACCTATTGGTTTAAGTGAATTAGAGTTTTATTT